TGTGATTATTGAGACTACTACTCCTCCGGCCATACCCCCTCCTTAATTTTGCATGGAAATAACGGTTCCTCGAACATTCCCTTCAACATGAATTAATTTTGTATGTCTCAAAAAAACAAATACGATCGGAGATCCTTTCCAACCCATGACTGAAACGACTGGTTCTTTGGGATCAATCGGCCACGCCGGACTAATTTTGATATTGAGATATTCATCCATTAAGAGTATTCTCCGCTTCATCTTTATTGAAATGACGGTTGTATCTTTCTCTATGTTGCCATTCTTTATCGCACTCTGCAACAAGTGCTTTTCGCATATCAGTATCTTCGCCCCAATTTTCAGCCGCGTACTTCAAATAGCTTGATGGAATATCTTCTATTTTCCATCCTCGATATTCTCCAAACGGCATAATAATTGAATTCCCACTACGAACGAGGTCTGACATTTCGCCTCCTTATTTTGCGCTGTCCTTTTATTTGATGTACCGAGCTGAGGGTTCCTCTTCGTTTAATGCGATAAACCCAGTCACAAATATCGATCAACTCATCTTCGTGGGAAACCATAATGATTTGAAGATTGAGTTGTTCTGATATGAATTTTAACATGTAACCAGCTTTTGTTATGAGCTTGCCTGTGAAGCGAAAGGGTTCATCGAGAACAAGAACATTACGTTTTCTCGGATCTTCCATATGCCAAAGAACAATCTTGAGGGAAAGTGAAATAATGTCGATAATCCCACCACCCATATCTTCCTTGGGATCATACTCTTCCCCATACTCCAAAACAAGTGGAGTTGCATAGACCCGATTATTCTTACGCTCAAATTTCATCTTAAAAGAGAAGTCACGATCATCAAACACTGACTGGATCGCAAGTGAGACAAGTTTCTCGATGCGTTCTTTTGCTTCGTCTTGTGTTGCCTTGGCGAGTTCTGTAATGACTATCCTGGCTTTCTCGTGGTCCCGATGCTCACGTTTTAAAGCCTTCACCTTTCTCTTCGATGTCTTTAGAAGTTTCAGGGCGGCAGCTTTGGCAGCAACGAGTTTGTCGTATCTTTCATATACGTCATTCATGCGAATCTTTTCTCCACCCGTTTTATAATCGCCCTGGCTTTGTCGAGAAGTTTTTTCTCCTTGGCTTCCAGCCTATCAATTCTCTTGACGAGTTTTTTTCGGGTTTTTTCCAGATCATCAGTTTCAATATTTAAATTGGATAGCTTTCTCTTTGATCTTTTCAACTCTTTTTTATAGATGGCAATGGAAGTTTTTGAGGAATCAATTTTCTTCCTTATCGTGTCGATGTCCATCTCTCTTTTCTGGGCCATTGATTATCTCCTCTACTATTGCTCGAACCCGTTTGCTCTTTACATTATTTTTCAGGTACTTTTTAATCTTCGCCTTGCGCATGCCTGTTGCACTCCCGAGCTTGTTTAGTGTAGCTGTAAATGCCTCTAACTCTTGTCGGGATATTTTTGCTTCATCCAAGTGCTCACGGGAAAGTACATTTTCGGCCTTTCCGTGAGGGATGATATGACGCTTGATGGAGTGAGTTTTACTATCCCAAATAAAAAAGGACGGCTTGTGTTTAAAGTTATACTCAGTGGCTTCTAAGCGAAGCATTGGCCCAGTATTGACAATGGTTCTGGATTTACGTACAGCCGTGAACATTCGATGAACATCACCAACAAGAATGAGATCAAAATCGGGATGTTTTTTTAGGAAATATCCAGGACCAGTGAAGTCGTGTCCAGGGTACTCCTCTTTCAAAGATACGGGTGCATGGAGAACAAGGATATTCTTGCGAGTGTTTAGATCATGCTCAATCCCAGGAATATTATCTCCCCAATTTGCACCATAGATGTTGCAATTCCCCAGTAGTGTTGGCTTTGAACCGAGTGGAACAAGCATGTTGGATTCCATAAGAATCTGCATGATTGATGGGGTTTGACGGGGTTGTTTTCTCAGATACATATCATGCTGGCCGAAGACCGTATAAATCGCTACGGTTCTATCTTTCAGCTTTCTCACAAGGTAAGAGAGCATGTCCCAATTTCTTGATGAATGTGTAAGATCACCGGCCTGTAAAATTGGAAGATTGTGTTGTTCAGCGTAGTTAAGGACATATGTAAACTTCCTGTCAAAAGTCTCCATTATGTCATCTTTTCTTCCAACCGGATTCTTACCGGTGCCGTGGGTGTCACTCAGTAATAGAAATTTCATTTCTAAACCTTTTCTCCATGGATTGTTTCGCTGGACTCAGGCAGGTCGGGCATTTACCAAGTTTTCTTACGGCAAGGACAAATTCATCCACCAGTTCCGCATGGCTTTGTAGTGCCATGTTCAAGATCAATTCTGTTCTCATATGTTCATCTATCAGTTCGAGCTGATCCATTAAACTATATGTTTTTTCGCGTGCCTTCTCGGCATCAGTTATCAATGGTTCTGCTTCTAATAGCTTTTCATGTTTCTCAGCTTCTGCCATAATTTCATTGATCTCTAAAATGACTTCATTTATGCGGATAACCTTGTCCTCTATCTTTTCCAAGCGCTGACGCGTCCGTCGGGCGTTTGAAATTAACTTCTCGGCCTTGTTTAACCCTCGGCAGTTTTCCACTGCTAATTCGGCTTCTGCAAGCCCTCGTTCGTGATATTTTAATTCGTTGGAAACCTCTCGAGTTCGTTTGTTGGCTTCATCTATCCATACATCAAAATCGTCCATGCCAGTCATCGAGTTGATTGTTTTTGACACGTCTGACGGTTTGGAGAAAACGAGAAATGGATTGTCGAACTGGTTGTGAAAATTTATGGCAGAAATGTTTAAGGCATCTTGCACTTCTTGTGGAACTTTCCTGCCGAATTTTCTATACTCTTCACCATTGACAATGTAGACGTTTTCCTTACCTCTTTTGACAGAGATGACTGTGCCGTCATACATCTCAACTTCAACCTCAGCCGTGGTATTTGGTTTTCGATTCCTGATGAAACCTTTTGCTGGCTGATTGAATGCGAGAAGTCTCAGTGCCCTGATAATGTTGGTCTTGCCAGATTGGGAGATTCCAATGAGACCGTTAATCCCCTTGCTTAAAAAGACCCTTGTGTTTTTGTGCGATCTGAAATTCAGCAACCTCATTGACCGTACCATATTTCGCCTCTTTGTATTCTGCAGCGGAAGTGAATGTTTTCTTTCCTGCATGTATTTTCAGGGCGTCTCGGTAGTAGCGCACCCTTTGGATTTCTTCTCTTATGTATTGTAGTTTCTTTCTTATCATTGCCAATTGTGCTCTTAGTCGCTTGCCAGAAACATTCTGTCCACGATCAAATTTTTGACACAATTCTATGGAATCAACGAAGTCTCGTTGTACTTCCTGTAGTAAAGATAAAATTGAAGATGGTAAGGGTTGGAGTGGCACGCGATCTCTCTTATTACGCGGCATGAGGGCTCCTATATGTCGAGTTTTCTTTTAAGGGGTTTGTATTCTTTTGTTTTGTCCATTTCATCCAGTTCTTCTTTGCAGGGGCACTCCTGAGTTTTGTAATTCCAGTCGGCGAGCTTGTCCATCATTATGCGGTGAGAAAGTGGATCGGTTATCCAAAAGGTTTTCAGGTGAGTCATTGGATAAACAGCTATGCACCACGCTTGATATTCTCCTGGGGATTCATGGGAAGGCATGCTTTTCCTAATTAACACTACTGGACATTCGAGTCCCCATGATTCATAATGATGGGGAGAGTTTTGAATAATTTTCCAGTTTTTCTCATGTGGTGTCATTCCATTTTCCTTTAAATCTGAACCAAGTGATGCCATCGCTTGACCAAATCTTCTAAATGAATCTCCGGCTTCCTGCATGGTTACTCCACCAAGGTTTCCAACGGCAACCCTGAAATTCTCAGCACTTTCAGCAAGTGACCCTGGCACAACATTTATATCACTTGCATCCATTACTATTGGTGGTGTTGCATTTTCTTCGGACACCCCAAACCAAGTGTCATACTCAGCATTGTACTCCAGTTTGGGTCGTGATTTCCACCAGCGTTTCACTACTTTTTTGATTTGCTCAAATAGAGCGAAAGCAGGAAAAGCAGCAAGGGTGATCAGCATTATAAAAATAATGATTTCCATTTTGCCCACTTCTCCGGTTTAAGAAATGACTGGAAGTCATACTGCTCAAAGATATTCATGAATCGCTGTTTGTCCAGCTTATCCCTTCTAAACAACATTCGTTTCATTTCATCTTCGCGGTATGGTGTAGTTACGATGGGAAGGTTTTTCTCGATTATGGCCTTTCCTTCATCGCAAGTGATGCGTTCGTATACCACCCCCTTAGTGAGTTTGCCTGTGAGGTATTTAAGTGATAGTGAGGATTTATTCTTGGGGTCTGATACTCCCTTGATTCCAATGACTTCATCTCCGGAACATCCACCGATAGCCTTTGCCATTGGCCATTGACAAGAATCAATACCAAACTCTTTTTTGAGATCTTCATGCGTGAAAACTTTTTTCTTTCGTGGCTCATAAATATCACAACAGTCAAGGCACTGGAACATATCCTGGTCTGTGGTAACGAGAATTACATCATACCATTTGCTCAACTTACGCGACCAGATTGCGACCAGATCATCGGCTTCATATCCGGGCCGCACAAAACTGTTTTTAAATCCCATGTACGGGAGCACTTCTTTTCTGAGTACTTTCCGCTGGTCATCAAGGGACCTAAACATAACAATGTCTTCTGGCGATGGTTCCTTGCTATGACGTTTTTCTTTGTAACCCTCATAGTCGTTTTCTCTATGGGTCCATATAGAATCCCAACAGAAGACGAATTGGTTAGTGTTAAACATTTCAGCAAGGAGAAATACCTTTGACAGAAAGCCAAAGATTACGCCGGTAGGTTCATTCCCATAGGACAAGTGGCCATAGGAATATAATGCGGCGTAAGCGAGTGTTGAGCAGTCGATGACGATGTACTTTTTAGTATCTCTTTTTTCTTCCTTCGACTTCTTTTTCGAACTCGCGCTCGATGCTGGCCCATTCCTTCTCGACTTTAGAAATGAGGAGATTTTCACGTTTCGGATCCTTTTCTACATGCTTTATAAATGCTGGACGGTTATTGAATTTCTTTTTGTTGAACCGTATCTCGCCCTTTCCCCAAAGGAAGTCAGCCATGGAACTAATATCGTCAATTCCATAATCGAATAGGATAGTAAATGAAGATTCCCGGAATGGCTTTCCAACTTTTGACCGTTCCACCTTAACTCGTGAGTTGATCCCATAAACTCTTTTGTGTTTGCGCTTAGTCTTTCGCAATTTCTCTGCTTCGGCAATCCAGGCAACCTGATGCGTGTAAAAGTCCAAAGCCTTACCACCCGCTCGATAGGTCTTCTTTCCAAAAGTAACGCCAATCTTGACCCGAACCTGAGATATAATGAAAAAGGTTGCGTCCTTAGAATTATTAGCCATCTTTCCTGAGATATTAGCAAAAAAGCGTCCCGCAAACTTTTGTTTCTCCAGAGCGTAGCTCCCTTCCATATCCTTGTCTTTTTTAATTGACTCATCGAACCTTTTCTCCTCAGCAACTGAACCCATAGAGTCCCAGGAATCAACCATGTATAGGAGGAACTCTCCCTTTTTCAAGTTTTGCATACGCCTGATATAATCGCGACCAGTCTCTTCGATGGTTTTAATGCAGACCCATTCCACGGCATCTACAAATTCCTGACCATACATCTTCACCAAAGGGAAGTCCATCACTCCTTCGCAGTTATTGTAAACGATGGTGATCTTCTTGACTTTGGGGAATATTTTTGACTTCACCTTCATAATGTTTTTCCAACACCAGAAGGCAAGCTCAAGGGCGCACACGGTCTTTCCACTGGAACCGTCACCCACAATATTGAGAACTCTGGCTCGGGCCCAACCTCCTCCTTTGGCGCGTCCACTCAGGGCAAGGTTAAGTGTATGCGAACCAGAGTGGAGAAACTCGACTGGAGCATCAGGCGTTTTTCTCCTGCGAATACTACGGCTGACACTACCAGCCATCTTCGCAGTTTTATTTCTACGTTTGATTTTTGCCATTGGCATTCCTTTCAGGATATAAAGAATGCGGATGCTGAGGGGCTCACTATGCAAACCTTGGGGGAGGTAGATCACAGCTTGCTTTCACTTATAGGCCAGAAGTGCTCAGCATCCGCATATTGTATGCGAGGCAGAGTAAAGATTTCACACCCATCACAGCGCAGCACTTTACCCCACCCCGCAAGGAGGGAGCTTAATCATCGTCATCAAGGCCGAGTTCTTCGATCACAGCAGCTTGCAATTTGCTCAGCTTCTTGATCTTCTTGACGTTGATGTCAAGATCCTCTTCCTTGATCAGTTTTTTCAATTCCTTTTTGTCCATGTCCTCGATGTCTTCGACGTCGTAGTCGCTATCGTCATCATCATCATCGTCGTCATCGTCATCATCGTCGTCCATGTTTTCTTCAATCCATTTGCGGACGGCTTTGAGGTTTTTCTTGAACTTCTTTTTCTTCATTTTGACTTCGATGTCATTTTCGTCGACGAAGTCGTCAAGCTCATCTTGGTCTTCGATGTCTTCCAGATCCTCAAGAAGATCCTCCTTCGACATATCAGTACCATCGTCGTCATCGTCATCATCGTCGTCATCATCGTCCGCTGCATTTTGTTCAGCCGAAAGCTCTTCGAGAAGTGATCTGACGGCCTTTTTGTTTTTCTTGAATTTTTTCTTTCCACCTTTCACCTTGATGTCCAGGTCATGCTCGTCGACGAACTCTTCCAGTTCTTCTGCATCTTCGCATTCATCGAGATCATCAATGAGCATTTCGTAATTGGGTTCATCATCATCATCGTCGTCATCGTCGTCATCATTGGATGCCGAAGATCCACCGCCGTACATATTTTTGATATCCTTATAGGAGTAGAGCTGGACGATTTCATCCAGGCAATGGGCCGAATCGAGGATATCATCTTCGATCTCGTAGTCACGGTCGATAAGTGCATGGCCGATGTACTCAGGGTAATCCTCTTTGGATTGGGCAGGTTCGATGGTGAACTGAATAGTTTTACCTTCCTGCTCATCAAAGAAGAGGATCTGCTTTTCTTTACGGCCACCGCGAGCCGGACGTTTGCTCAGCTTGATGATATGTTTCTGAAAGTAGTGATTCGAAACATCCCAGATTTGGACGCCCTTCTTTTCTTCACCGCGATCGTAACATACGATGTTGTAAAGGTAGCGCTCCTTTGGGAACAGTGGCTTGACGTATTTGTCCCAGTCTGCTCCCTTGTCAATCAAGCGTTGGCGGTGTTCGCAAATCGGGCAATCTTTGCCATAAGTTTTCAGCGGG